CGGATGTCACGTTGTTGAAATATCCAAAGGTTAAGCTTTCTGCTGAAGGCGTTCCTGTCGGTTGGTGCCGTGGAGAAGTGCGCATATTGACTTCGCGGTACAACAAGGTTTTGTCGCGTGTCATGTGTTCGCAGAGTAAGATCGTCGCACCTGCCGAGGTGTTCGTGGCGTTGATGGATTATAACAATTTGGTCATTAATACCATGGACACGGCCGTGGTGGCGGATCGAATGGAGGTGGAAGATGAGCAGGCCGCTGCGTTGGCTATTGCCTTACATGTCAATTTTAGGCGCCATGCTATGCGGGGAACTTTGAATGTGCTTTTGGAAGCTGTGAAGGCGCGACACTCCGTTGGGGGCAATGGGTTGCTGCGACTGGGTTGGTTAGCATTGACGGTGTGGTTTAGCCGCAATCAGGTCAGTGCTGAACATGAGGTTGAGGATCTACCAGTTGACAAGGTGTTAGACTGGTGTGGGAATGACTTCTCAGTGACTGTGGTTGATGCTGATCCGTGGTTGGAGGTAGTGCAGGACGTTGGACTGAAGAAGAATTTGGTGGAACCTCTGTTTTATTCGCATATGCCTAAACCCGTCGGTTATATGGGTGGTAACAATCGCAAACGGGCTTTGGTCAAGTTCGAGAGGTCGGGCAGGTTTACGCGACCTAGAATTAGTGAGCCTACGCTGGCTAGTGTGTGTTTGGACAAGGCCGTGATTGAATTTCGGCCCGTGCCAGGGGAGTTGACTGCTGTCAAACAGACACTTAAGGCGAAGATGATGAATGAGCAGGCTGCCATTACGGAGATTCCGTTGTTTCGCAGGCATGGTTATGCATCTATCAATACGGAAGGCGTGGGGAGTTGTCCGGTGCCGGAAGTGGATCCCGCCAGTGCGATGCGTGCAGATTTGGCTGTGGCAATGCGTGGTGTGCCGCAACGTGACGCTGTCACGACTGGGTTCAGGTTGGCCGAAACAGATGTGTGCAAGGAGACCAGGGGTTGTTTGGTGATAAATGATTCCAAACGGACGGTGCCAGTGGGAACGTATGTGCGTCGACCTAAGGTAGATGCTGGTGTTGAAGGGGCGCGTGTTGCGTCACAGGCTAGCTTGCTTGGGGCCGTTTTCAAGCGGAACATTGGGATTCCGAACAATCGCGGGTCCGTGGACTTGGATTTGCTTCCCGAAACCACTGTTGATAGGTTGATCAGCGTTTGTTTTCGCGATGACTGGCAGGAAATAGTATCTCGACATATGAATTCTGGGATGTGGCAACCAGAAGAGACGGATGTTGAGGACTTTCTGGCTGGGGTTGATGAGTCAAAGGCAAGGGCGATGCTTGATGAGTTTTTCCTGGAGGGAGAGGTCAAGTTGGATAGATGGATGTTGATGGCTAAAGGAAAGGTGAAGCCATCGAGAGCTGAATCGGCACAGTCAAAGGTTGATCATGCACAGACTATTATGTATTTGGAGAGCAAGTCTACAAATGCTATGTATTCTTCGATGACCAGGCGTTTTAAGAAGTGCTTGGACGAGTGCTTGCGACCAGAGGTGTCGCTAAATGCACAGGAGAGTGATGAGCAACATGAGGACTGGTACAATAGTTTGGAGAGTCAGAGGAAGTCATGGCCTAGGACGTTCAGTTACATGAGTGACATGCGGTGTTATGACAGGGCTCAGGAACATCCTGCGATGCGATCCGAGATGGCTTTGTATCGTCGAATGGGCTTGGATCGGAAACGGTTCCAGTTGTGGGAGGAGACTCATGGACCGAAGAAGGCGATGTCGATGGCTTTCGGGGTGATTTTTACCATGGTCTGGGGAGGTGTTTCCGGGATATGGAAAACTTTGCTGCGCAATGGTTTGGTTAATTTGATGGCGGTGGTTGTGTGCTGTCGCTTGACTTATCGTGATGTTATTATGCTGGACATCAAGGGTGATGATATGGATGCTGAGTTCTCTAGGCCCGTGGATGTAGAGAGCGCAGAGCAATTGATGGGCGGCATGTATAACATGAGCGCAAAGTTTGCTGGGGCTCCTGTTAGGTACATGTGCAAACAATTCCGGTTCAAATGCAACGGTCGTTGGTATTTTGTTGCTGATCCATGGCCAAAAGTTCAGTCCGTGTGTACGCCGTTACGCATGGGTGGGGATCGGGATGCGTTGAGTGAACGTTGGATTTCTCTGGTTGCAGATTTGCGGCATTATGATAATGGGATTCTTGTGGATAGGGCTGCTGAGTTGGCTCAGGTTTTCTACGGTGTGCCGAATTGTTTTCATGGAATGGGGCGTGGGCTTGCGATGTTTAGGCGGGACAAGGCTAGCTTTTGTAATTTCTTTCTTCCTGAGGAGAAGGTGAGTTAGGTTTCTTATTGTGGTCGGTTAGTGTTTGAGATCACGAGGTTTGGTAGTTTACACCTAAACTATATAGGGACGATTGGCTCTATCCAATCATTAAAGTATGTAGTTTCTTCCTAAACTGCTGTATGCATTCATTTAGGGTCTTTTTGGGATGAATGTGTGAG